GCAAGTTTACTTGGTCAGTGCCATACACTCACCGCATTCAAAAGGGAGACATAGATCTTGAGGTTCTTTTCTTGGCTCTTGATAGGCCCGAAGACGTTAAGAAACTTCTTTCTTTGGAACTCACAGGCATCTGGATTAACGAAGCGCGAGAAGTTGCTAAGAGTATCATTGATGCCTGTACGATGCGTGTTGGTCGTTATCCTTCTATGCGTGATGGTGGCCCTTCTTGGACTGGCGTTATTGCCGATACCAACGCGCCTGAGGAAGATCATTGGTGGCCCATTATGTCTGGCGAAGTACCAATCCCAGATCATATACCGCGTGAGCAAGCTAAGATGCTGGTTAAACCAGACAACTGGTCTTTCTATACCCAGCCCTCTGGTATGGTTGAGAGGAAGAATCAAGACGGAGAAATAGAAGACTATGATCCAAACCCAAAGGCTGAGAACGCAAAGAACATGCTTAAGAGTTATTACCCAAACCTTATTAGGGGTAAGACTAAATCATGGATAGATGTGTATGTGATGAATCAGTTGGGTCATATTCAAGACGGAAAACCTGTATATCCAATGTTTGCATCGGAAGTTCATATAGCAGGGGAAGAAATACCCGTTGCTGCAAACATGCCAGTTTATGTTGGTGTGGATTTTGGACTAACTCCTGCTGCAGTCTTTGGTCAAAAAGTAAGGGGCAGATGGTTTCTGCAATCAGAGATAGTCGCAATAGACATGGGGATCGTGCGTTTTGCAGAGGTTCTAAGAAATGAATTATCTACGAGGTTTGCAGCAGCCTCAGAAGTAATTATCTATGGTGATCCTGCGGGTGACTTTAGAGCGCAGACTGATGAATCGACTCCATTTCACATTCTGCGCGGTGCTGGCTTGAAGGCGTTTCCTGCGCCTTCCAACTCTGTTGACCTTCGGCTTGAATCTGTATCCTCCCAGCTAACGAAGATGGTTGAAGGTAAGCCAGCACTACTAATAGACAGGCGATGCCCCCAGTTAATTAAGGGCTTTGAGGGCGGCTATGCGTATAAGCGTATGGAGGTTAGCGGCGAGAGATACGCAGATAAACCAGATAAGAATATGTTTAGCCACATTCATGATGCGGCTCAGTATTTATTCTTAGGTGCTGGGGAGGGCAGAGCTTTAATGAACTCTCAGAAACCAGCCAGACCTGTTATTGCCAAGCGTAACTTCGATGTTTTTAATAGAAGTCCAAAGCAAAGAAACAAACCGAGCTTCTGGTCTAGGATGTAGTTTGTGCATTGAACTTTATTCTCTTCTATGCTTACGAAGAGAAAACAAAGGAGATTGCTATGTGTTTTGGTGGTGGTCCAAGCCGAGCGGAAAAAGAGGCAGCAGCCGAGCAAAGGGTTGAGGCTGACATTGCAGAGCGTGAAGAAGTTGAAAAACGCGCTAGGCAAAAGCGAGAAGATATTTCTGAGGCTATAGAAGCAAGGAGAGGCAGAGGCACAAGGCGTTCTTTGTTTAAGGCTTCTCGCCAATCATTTATGGGTAGGTTTAGATAATGGCCGAAGATGCAGTCGCAAAAAAATATATTAAGTCTTATCAGAAAGCCAAGGCTTTAAGAGAAAACTGGGTTCCTTTATTTGAGGAATGCTATGAGTATGCTTTGCCACAGCGTGAATCATTTTACTATGAGGAGCGAGGGCAGCGTAGAGACGAAAAGATATTTGATGAGACTGCTGTAGTTGGCGTTCAAGAGTTTGCCAGTCGCTTACAGTCTGGGATTGTTCCAAACTTTGCACGATGGGCTGATCTTATGGCTGGCAGTGAAGTGCCACCAGATCAACGGGAAGCTGTTGATAATGACTTAGATGAAGTTACAGAATACGTTTTTGAGGTTTTACAGAACTCTAACTTTAGCCAAGAGGTGCATGAATCTTTCATGGACTTGGCTGTCGGGACTGGTGTTTTGTGCGTGGAAGAGGGCGATTCAATCAACCCAGTAATCTTTTCTGCGATACCGCTTCCTCATCTTGTACTGGACACTGGCCCCGACGATAAGATTGATCACGTTTATCGTGAGCGTAAGAAGGTTAAGTTTGACCATCTTTCTATTATGTATCCCAACGGAACCTTTGATCCGAAGGTTACTTCTATGATGGGTCAAGATAGAGAGACTACAGTTCTTGAAGTTGTATGCCGCGACTACTCTAAGAAAAATCAAGAAGCTTACTTAAGTTATGCTATTTGTTTAACGACAAACACCTGTTTGAATAAAAAACAGATGACTGGACTTGGTTCAAATCCTTTTGTTTGCTTTCGCTGGTCTAAGTGCGCTGGCGAAATTTACGGGCGTGGTCCACTTCTTAATGCTCTTTCTGCTATTAAGACTACCAATCTTACTATCGAGCTTATTCTTGAGAATGCTCAAATGGCTATCTCTGGTATTTATCAAATGGAAGATGATGGTGTTATTAACCCTGATACTATCCAGTTAGTCCCTGGCTCTATTATACCAAAGGCTATGGGTAGTCAGGGGCTTCAGCCTATACAGGCAGCGGGTCGTTTTGATGTAGCGCAGCTGGTATTAAGCGATATGCGTTTGAATATTAAACGTGCGCTATACAATGATATGCTGGGTGATCCTAATAAAACGCCAGCAACAGCAACAGAAGTAGCCGAACGTATGGCTGACCTATCCCGTAGGATGGGTTCTGCATTTGGAAGATTACAAGCTGAACTCGTGCAGCCCGTACTTCAGCGTGTAATATACATCTTAAAGAAGCAGGGCCGCATAGAAGTACCTACAGTAAATGGTAGGGAAGTTAAAGTGCGCTCTGTATCTCCGCTTGCTCAAGCGCAAGCTAATCAGGATATTTCTAGTGTTGCTAGGTTCCTTGAATTGGTTGGTGGTTCCTTTGGGCCTGAGATGTTGCAGCTTCTAATTGACAGTGAACAAACAGCAATTCACCTTGCCAAGAAATTTGGTGTGCCAGAAAGCTTGATTCGTGACGAAGAACAGCGTAGACAAATAGCTGCATTAGCGCAGCAAATGGCGCAACAACAGCAAGGACAGATGGTTGCCGAACAAGGTTAACATTGGAATCGACGGAATACAGCGAGCATCAGACAAGGATGTCGAGGTAAGCCATAACATTGCAGAGATCTTTAAAACCCCTACGGGCAAAGAGGTCTTACGCTATTTGCGCTCTATTACTATAGAGATGGTAAATGGCCCTAATGTGACTACAGAAGAACTGCGACACTTAGAAGGCCAGCGCTATATTGTTGGCTTAATAGAGCAGCGCATTGCACATTCACATAGGAGTAAAAATAAATGAGTGAAGAAGCAGCAGTAGAAGCAGCACAGGCTGATGGTCGTGACTTTGTAACTGAGGCAGATATTCAGCAAGCAGAAGCACCAGAGCGCCCAGAATGGCTACCTGAGAAATACAGCACAGGCGAAGATTTAGCCAAAGCGTATAAGGAACTTGAGTCAAAGCTGGGGAGCAAAGAAGAAGATATACGCAATAAACTCTTGGAAGAAATACAATCAGAAGCTTTCGGTGACAGGCCAGAAACTGCTGGCGACTATCAATTGCCAGACATTGTTGACGATGAAATGGCGGTTGATAACGAACTTCTTAAGTGGTGGTCTGAGCATTCATTTGAGAATGGTTATAGCCAAGAAGAGTTTCAAAAAGGCATTGAGATGTACGCTGAAGCTATTAATGGAGCGCAGCCAGACATTGAGGCTGAAGCTGCAAAGCTGGGCGATAATGCAAATGATCGTATTCAAGCTGCATCTATGTTTGCAAATAAGTTCTTTCCGAGCGATGCCATACCAGCAATTGAGCGTATGTGCGAAACGCATGAGGGGATTATTGCAATAGAAGCTGTTATGGAAGCTATGAAAGATGGATCATTTGCTGGGGATGCACAGCCTACAAGTGGTGTAACAGAGCAATCACTTAGGGAAATGATGCAAGATGAAAGATACTTCAACCCAGCAAAACGAGATCCGCACTTTGTCAAACAGGTCGAAGATGGCTTCCAGCAACTTTACAGAGGCTAGGATAATTCAAAGGGGCCAGTATTATCTGACCCCTTTTACTTTAGATCACATTGATGAAGTGGTTGAAGGTCTTACCCAAGAGAACAAGCGAGAGCTAGTTTTACTTGGGCATAATGACTTTCATCAAGCTATGCGTGAGATGTATGAAACTTCTGAATGCTATCTTGCTAGAAAAGAAGGTGAATCATTCCTAGCTATTGGTGGTCTTTGGTACAATGAAGACCAAGAAATACCTCAAATGTTTGCTATGTTTTCAAACAAAGTAAAGGAACAGACTGTTGCAGCGGTTCGAGGGTCAAGGTTTCTTATAGATTTCTTTGACAAGACACAGCATATGCTGACTATGACATTGCTATCTGATTATGAGTTTATGTTAGACTGGGCAATGTGGCTAGGCTTTGAGCCTGTTGGTGTCATAGAAGACAACAATAATAAGTATGTTGAATTTGTGCGTTGCAATCCAAAAGGAAAAAGTGTTTACGATGGGGCATTACGGCCCGTAATACACTGAAAGGCCCGAGAGGATACCCTTGTTGACGTAGAAAAACGGACACCCGTTGGCAACTGTAACTTCATAATAGGACTGAAAAATGGCTAATACTATTGACCAAGCCTTTATCAAGCAGTTCGAGACAGAAGTTCACATGGCTTATCAGCGTATGGGTTCCAAGCTACGGAATACTGTTCGCTCAAGCAATGTGTCTGGCTCGGTTGCTCGATTCCAAGTAATTGGAAAAGGCGCTGCAAACACTAAAGCGCGTAACGGCGATGTAACTGCAATGGAACTTGTGCATACAAATGTCGAAGCCACCATGGCTGACTTCTATGCACCAGAGTATATTGACAAGCTGGATGAGTTGAAGATCAACATTAATGAGCGTCAAGCTGTAGCGCAATCTGCTGCTGCTGCTCTTGGTCGTAAGACTGATGAGATCTTGATCACAGCAATGGATGCGGGTGCTAACGCTACTCAAATCCATGATACTGCATCTGCTCTTGAAAAAGCTGACTTGCTGACCTTGTTCTCAACATTTGGTGCAGAAGACATTCCAGAAGATGGACAGCGCTATTTAGCAATGTCTCCTGCTGGTTTTGCTGATTTGTTTGCTATCAACGAGTTTGCAAGCTCTGACTATGTTGGCCCACAAAACCTGCCATTCGCAGGTGGCATGACAATGAAAGAGTTCTTAGGCTTTAAGATCTTCTCTACATCTGCTGTAGCTGGTGGTAAAAACTTTGCGTACCATACTTCTGCTGTTGGGCTTGGCATTAATGCTGATGTTCAAACTGAAGTAAACTATGTACCGCAAAAGGTTTCACACTTGGCAACATCAATGATGTCTATGGGTGCTGTTGTTATTGATGACGATGGTGTTTTTGAAGTTCTTGATAACAACTAAGGGGATGGGGGCTTCGGCCCCCATACTACTATGCCTGATGTAGCTAACACTTCTATTAAAGTATGTTCTCGTGCTTCTGTTCTTATGGGAGGCAACGAGATTCAGTCATTTACGGATGGCACTGCTGAGTCTGCTGTCGTAGATGCTATGTATGAAGATACGGCTACTGCTGCGCTAACCAGTATGCGCTGGGGTTTTGCGACTACTCAAAGCACACTGGTGCGACTTGCTGCTGTTCCTGATGGGCGTTGGGATGCGGCTTATCAAATACCGTCTACATCATTAATGGTTCATGCTATAACTGTTAATGAGTATCCAATTAAATACGATATTTATGCTGACATGGCTTACTGCGATGCAGTCGCCACAGACACCTTAATCTGCGATCATACATTTAGGGCTAGTGAAGCTGACTGGCCTCCGTTCTTTACTATTGCAGTAGAATATATGATGGCTGGGATACTTGCTGTTTCTGTTGCTAGGGATTCACAGCTTGCTCAAATGATGGATGAGCGAGCGCAGTTCCATATGATGAGAGCTAGAAGACTGGATTCACAACAGCAAACAACTAAAAAGCTAAACACATCGAGGTTTATTGCTGAAAGGCGAAGTTAATGCAGAAAGTCAGAGTACCCATTAACAGCTTTCAGTATGGTGAAATCAGTGATTCTCTTTTAATGAGGACTGATTCTGCTGTTTATTCTGCGTCTGCTCAAAGCCTACAGAATATGATTGTTCTTCCTGAGGGCGGCGTTAAGAGAAGACATGGTTTTAAGTATGGGAAAAGAGCAAACTTTGTTACTGGCGCTGCAATTGATAAAAAGATTAGGCTTTTTTCTTGGGTAACTGGTGAGCCTGTTACTGTTTCTAATAGTTTGAGCGATGATACTAATAGGTATGTTATTGGGATTGGGCATGGTTATATAGCTTTTCCCTTTACTACAAACACACTTGGCGCTCAGATACTTACTCAAGACGTTGATGGCAACGCGCTTCCGTTTGATGAAGATGACTTGCATGAGTACAATATTACTAGATACGGCGATATTGTTATTATTTGCCACAATAAGTTTGCGCCTAGAATCCTAACAAGAAAAGCAAGCACGACTCAAAGCGGACAGTTTGACTTTGAGGTAAGTGTGTTTTCTTTTAGCCAAAGAGCAGATAACAAAGTTACCTTTCAGCCTTACTCTAGGTTCCAAGACAATGGTGTTACGCTTGATCCTAGCGCCACCAGCGGCAATGGAATTACGCTTACAACAAGCGCTGCTTACTTTGATACTACAGGCTCACAAACAGGTGGTGATTATTTAGACTCAAAGCATGTTGGTACAATCATAAGATACCATGAAGATGAGATAACAATCACCAGTGTTCAGTCTTCTACGCAAGCCACTGGCAATGTGAATGGAACACTAGATATAAGATTAAGTGTAGCAAACCCGTTAAGAACTGCCAGTGGCAGCGCAACAATTGAGGTTACGCATATAAATCACGGCTTTCAAGGCGGTGAAGCCATTGTTATTTCTAATGCAGTAGCTGTTGGCAGTATAAACGCAACACAAATAAATGGATCAAGAACAATTGATTCTAATATTATAGATGAAAATACCTACAGCTTTACTGCTGGCGCTAATGCAAATAGCTCAGAAGATGGTGGTGGAAATGTAGAGATTTCTTCTCATGCTCCTAGTTCTAATTTTGACGAGCAGTCTTGGTCTGCTGTTCGTGGTTATCCAGCAGCAGTTACATTTCACCAGAATAGATTAGTATTTGCTGGCACACTGGCAGAACCAGATTCTATTTACTTTAGTAAGATTGGCAGCTTCTTTAATTTTGATGTTGGAGATGCAGCTGATGATGATGCAATACAAGTTACTGCTGCGCTTGGGGAAATAAATCCAATTAGATATTTGGTTTCTAACCGTGACTTGCAGATCTTTACTGGGTCAGCAGAGCTTTACATACCTACATTTCAGAACCAACCGCTTACTCCAACTAATCTACAGATACGAAAGCAGACACCATACGGGTGTGAGTTTGTAACTCCCACTCCGATAGACGGTGCGACTTTGTTTGTAGAACGTGGTGGTAGGACGGTTAGAGAGTATTTGTTTACTGACAACGAGAGCGCTTATACTTCTACTGCTATCTCAACAATTGCCAGCCATTTAATTAATAGCCCAATAGATATGGCGGTATCGAACTCAAGCTTTGAAACATCTGAAAGCTATGCTGCGTTTGTTATGACTGACGGAACAATAGCTTTGTTTAACTCAAACAGGGCTGAGAAGAGAGCGTCTTGGACAAAGATCTCTAGTGATTTTGGATCGTTTGATGCTGTGACTGCGCTTGGTAATGTTATCTATGCTACGATTAAAGATTCTGATGGCTATTATTATTATGGTAGCTTTGAGAATACGACAAACTTTGAGATTGGTTTAGATGGCTGGAGAGAGTTTTCCATTACCAGTAATCAGATTGATGTAAGTGCTGTGGCAGATCAACCTTGGGGCAATGGAGATACAGTGACTGTACTAGCTAAGGATGCTGACGATACACAGCTTTCTCACTTAGGTACGTTTACTATATCTGGGAATGTAATTGATCTGTCTGCTTACTCAGCGTTTAACTACACAACGGCTTACATTGGATCGGCATTTACCTCTAAGATTATTACCAATCCTATTGATGCTTCTATGGGCAATGGCCCTGCGACTGGTGAGATTAGAGGGCTGACTAACATTGTAGTTGATTTTAAAAACACTAGATCAGCTAAGGTAAACTCAAGGCCACTGGTCACTACCTCAGCGTTTAGTGGCAAGAAAGAGTTTCGTTTGCTGGGATATAATCGAACAGCACAGATAACAATAGAACAAGATCATCCATTGCCGTTGCAGGTTAATGGATTAGTAGCGGAGCTAGTAGTTTAATGCTGGAATTAATTGTAGCAGGTTCAGCTGGATTATCAGCAATAGGTCAGATTGCAGCTGGTCGAGCGCAGCAACAAGCCTCTCAGCTAAATGCTTTTCAAATGGAAACTGAAAAGAAGTTGAATAAAACTCAGGCTTTGCAAATGTCTAGGGCTAGGCGCGAAGAATACAACTTAGCAACTTCTGCTAATATAGCTGCATTTGCAGCTGCTGGTCGTGACGTTACTGCTGATGTTGGTTTTGCTCAACAACAAGACAAAAGTGTGCAAGCATTTTTACAAAGACAAAAAGATATTATAGATCAAGACACCTCTCGTATAGATCAACAAGTACAGTTTGAGAATATGAAGACTTCTATGGCAGCTATGGCTGAAAGACGCCGTGGTCGAAATGCACTAACGGCTTCCTTGTTTAGCGCTATTGGAACAGTGGGTCAGGGCATTTATCAATATGAAACAGTAAGGACTTAATAATGGCTGTAATTAGACAAAGAACTCAAGTCTTTAATCAGCCAGTTGGTGTTGTTAGAACAGATGCTGGATCTGCTCAAGTGGGCGAAGCTATTAGCAGTGCAGCTGTTAGAATTTCTCAGTTGGCTTATAGAGAGGCTGCTCAGAATGCAGAGAAAGCTGGACAGCAAGCAGCTAAATCACAGCCATCAGATAAAATTATAGCAATAGATCCAAGCACCAATATGCCTGTGGCTTATACGCCACCAGCATCATTTGGTTCTATTGCTGCTAAATCATATCAAAATATGATTGATCGTAGATTTGAGGAATCAATTCTTAATGAGTTTGCATCTAAGGGATCAGAGTTTGCATCAAGCTCTCAGACTGCGGATGAATACAAAACTCGTATAACCAATTACATACAAGAGATGTACAACTCAGAGGGAGAAGCAACTCCTTATAGCAGATATATTCAAGAAGCAGGATCTGAGTATGTTGCAAGTACATACGCATCACTAGCAAAGAAGCAGGCTGAAGCAGCAAAGAAAGCATTAAAAGATCAGCAATTAATGTCTGGTTATCTTGATGAAAGAAAATTAGCTAATCTTGTTTCTAAAGGCGCTTCTAATCAAGAAATTTTAGCCTTAGCTAATTCTATTCGAGCTAAATATTTAGATTTAAAAAATACAGACAATATGACGTTTGCGTCATGGAGATCTGCTAATGAGCGCATTGACGGGCTTCAGGGCTTATCTGCTAACAATAATCTTGTAGATATATACTCTACGCTTTCACCTTCAGATCAGTCTATGTTTAAGCTTGGGCTTACAAACCCAAGAATTATGTCTGAGCTTGCTGATAAAATAGATCATAATAATTTAGAAGCTTTAGCTATAGAAGCAAAAATAACAACAAGTATACCAACCTTGATTGCCGGTCTGGATTCATTTGCTTCTATAAGCGAAGAGTATGTAGAGTCTGAGGTTAGCAATATTGTATCTGAGCTTCTTCCAACAATAAGTCCATCTACAACAGTTGATGATATATCGGCTATGATACTTAAAATTGAAGATGATGATGTTGCCGAGCAAGTTGGAACAGAATTATTTTCTAATTGGATAGAAAAAAATTTAGATGTAGCTGGAAAGAAATCTAGTGATTTAGATATTATTTCTGAAGCCCTTCAAGATGAAGCATCGCCAGATTATCAAGCAATAGCTGATTTGATTGGTGGTGATAGAGATGAGTTTGGAAGAAGCCATGGTGACAAAGTAGCTGGCATGATCCAAATGATGACTCAAAAACAAAGATCTAATCTTGCGACAGAAATATCTGATAGACGTGCGGCTTTATCTAGGATGGAAGGTGCTGCTGACTTAGAAAAAGAAGACAGATTGCGTCAAAGTTTATCTGATTTTCGAAACGCTACTGATTTGAATACAAGCTTTCAGTCTGCTTTATCAAACATAGAAGCATCTGGATTAGATGAAACAACTCAGCAAACTTTAATAACTGCTGCTAGAGAAAACTTTGCCCTTCAATCAAGAGTTAGGGCCGATAGAATCCAGTTGACTACGGTAGATCTTAAAGAATTAAAAGACGCAATAACTCAAGAAGAAACAAATCTAATAGGCAATGCGAAACAAGCTTATGACTTATTGAGAGAGGCTTATAAGTTTGATTCTGCAAGTACAGCTGCTTACCTAGATAGAAAGTTGACAGCATCTACAAATCAAAACAATAGATACATTAATGGCATTAGAATGGATTCTATTGCTAGCAATCTTCCGAGTGCTTCGCCTGATGCTCTAGCATTTTATGACAAACAATTATTTGAGGGTATTAATATAACTGCTGGAAATATGTTTGATTTTCCACAAATTGTAGATGGCCTTAACCAAGGCATTATTCTTCCATCAGCTAAGGTTGCTTTAGAGTCTGCTTTAACATCAAATAGTGAAGATAATTTAAATGCTGGCATTCAAGCATTTGAGCGTTATTCTAATCTTGAAGTTATTACTAATGATGGTCGCCGTACTACTTTAGATATAATGCGTAATCTTAGCCCAGAGTCGTATGCTTTATACTCTGCGATAAGTCAGTCTGCTCGTGCAGAGGGTGTAGAGCCATTAGCAATTGCGCTTGAGTTTAGAAATTATGATGGCAACATTGATGCTGATATTAAAGCAGATCTTGATTTATCTAAGAATGCAAACATTAAAAGAGCATTAGATGCTTATCCAATGAGCGCTAATTACAAAAAAGAAATACTAGCAATGCTTCGGATGCAAAAGGTAAGAGGCAATGTAATTACTGAGGATTTAATATCTTCTACAATAGATAGCTATACCTCAAAGATGCGAACAGATCCTAATGTTATTGGGTCTTATATTGGTGACAGCACTGTATATGCTAGGAATAATTTTTTTACAGATTCTGAAATTATTGCGAATAGAGAACAGGTAACTGATCTTATTGCAGATTCTGGTTTGTTTAACGATTTTTTAAAGGGTGGTAATTTATTAGATTCATCAGCTGCTAATTTTGCTAATATGATTGGTGGCAATCTTAGAATTACGTCAAGGGCTATTGTTGAAGAGTTTACTAGCGGCGTTGGAGCTAGTGAAGAGCTAAGTGATAGAGATAGACTGAGAAGAGGACTGCAAGCTTTAAATATTGAGTTAATCTATAAGCCTGTTGTGTCTTCATTTGATCAAGGTCAACCTATGTACGAAATAGGATATATAAATGATTATGGTGGATTTGAACCAATTATACTTAATGATACGGTTTTAACTTTAGAAAAACCAAAGGTTCAAGCTGATCGAAGAGCTGATATGAGGTTTCAGTCTCTTAATAATTTAGAGATTGCATTTAAATCAGATGCACCTGCTGGGGACAAAGTAATTGCTGAAATTAACTATAAGGCAACCTTAGATCACATGACTGAAGAAATGTTTTTATCTGACGTTAACAGAATAAAAAGATTTAATAGAATACTTGGCGATGATGACATGGCTTTAAATATTTTTAGGTCAAAAAGAAAAGAGTACAATTCCCTTAGCAATGCATTGCAAATAGAAATGACAGAGCCAAATCAATGAGAATAGTTGTTCCAGAAGCAGAGCCGTTTAATGTTGGTAGACAGCCAGTGCAATCTACAGTGCCTACACTTGGGCAAACGGGAAATGCTCAATATGGAAAACTATTTAACCCAATAAAAAACCAGCTGAATTTTTATTCAAGAGCTTCAACCTATGATCCAGAGTCAATTGATCGCGTTGAGACAATAATAGAAAAGCAGGGTCTTAATGAAGAAGATGCTCGTTACCTTCGTTTGTTTGGAATTGGATCTGAAGATAACTTTACTTCTGCCCTAGAGTTTTTACAGAAACGTAGAGATAACTATAGTGTATTGAATCGTTCTACTGGTCTTAATTTATTTCTTACTGACCCTAGCCTTCATGCGTCTATTGCTATTCCTTATAGTGGTGTTGCTGCTTCTTTGCATCTTGGTCGAGGTCTTAATGCTTTAGGTTCTACTTCTGGTTTAAGACAAGCTGCTCGTGCAAAACAACTAATGAGAGGCAAAGATCTTACGGCTAAAGATCTTTCTAAGATAGGCGCTCTGGATGCAGCGGTCGTAGATGGCAGCATAACGCTCATTGAGGCGCTTACTGAGATTAGCGAGGGTGAAGACCCAGCAACTGAAATAGGCAACGCAGCGCTCTATACAATGGGCACAACAGCCGTTGGTGGCCTTCTTGGCTTTGGCATAGGCACAGCGCTGAATAGACCTATTTCTGCGCAAGCTAGACAAGCAACTTTTGGGCGTAAGTATAAAGAATATCTTAATAGTGTTTCTGATGAGCCAGCAAAAAGAGGCGAAGACTTATCTTTTACAGGTGAGTGGTTTAATAATTCTTGGTTTATGAAGGCAATACCAACGCCTATTCGTGCAACCATACAAGACAAGAAGTTACCAGACTGGGCTAAGATGGATATGCTTCAGCTTGGTGGTGATAATGGAATGCCTTATGCTATGAACCAGCTTGGTAAAAGTGTAGGCAGTTCTGCGTTTACTGAGTCTGCAAGACGTCAAGGTGACTGGTTTAAAGCCCTTGATGTTATTAATCAAAATTATCGTGAAGTAAGTCCACGTAATCCTACTGCTGAGTTTTTTAATGTTCCTGTTGGAGAATATGTAGAGCGTGTTCGCCGTAAGCTAGGCAAAGATAGCTTTGCACCTGACGAGTGGTATAATCACATCGGTCGTTTAATGGTTGATGAAGTTCCATATGAAAAAATGACACCGCAGGAAGCTGCATCAGTGCAAGCTGCTCGTAGTTTTTTTGAGCAATATGGTAAAGAGCTAGAAGAGGTTGGTCTTATTAATCCAAAGGATCTTTTTGAAGACAACTATTTAAAAAATGTTGGTCGTCAGATGGAGCTTCAAAGCGTTACTAAAAGCATTGTTGAGCAAAACAAACGATGGATGCGCCCACAGCAAGATAGGCTTTCAAAAGATCTGGAAAAATTAAATAATAAACTTAGGCAGCTTAATAAAACTGCCACAACTAGAGGCCTTACCAATAAGCAAGTTAAGTATAAAACAGACTTAGAAGAAGAGTTTGTTATGAAGCAGACCTTATTAGGTCAGTTTGATGATGCATTTGATAAAATACAAAATGCAAAATCAATTGATGAACTAGCTTTGCTTTATAAAGAGTTAGATCTTACGGCTGATATGCGTAGCGCTTTGAAAGATCTAGCCAAAGCTATGGATGAAACAAAAGCTAGAATTGATAACGCTATGGATATGATGGATGAAATGCCATCAGTTAAATCTCCTAACAATTACCTTATGCGTATCTTTAATCGCCGTAAGATTGAATCAGATCGAGAAGGTTTAAAGAATATCTTAATGAATTGGTTTCGTGAAAATCCACAGATTATTGTTAAGGGTGATGATAAGCTATTTAAGAAGCAAGAGCTAGCAACTGATCCTGTATCTCTTGAGCGTAGAGCTAATGAAACTATAGACAACATTCTTGGGGAAACAGACGAAGATGCTGTTGATGCAATCTTTACTGGATTTGGTCGCAGCGGCCCGCTTGTATCTCGTCGCCTTAATATTCCTAATCACTTGATTAAAGACTACATTGTGACTGACATTAAGGAAGTTATGATTGCTTACACCAATCGTGTTGGCCCTCGACTAGAGTATCACAAACGTTTTCGTGATCCAGAAACTAATCAGATAATGCCACTAGAAGGAAGAATAGATTATTACAGATCTAGGCTTATTAAAGATGGTGTTGATGAAGCTACAATAAATAAGTTTATTAAAAACTTTGTTGCAATATACGATCAAGTAGTTGGCACAACGCTTAAACGTCCTGATGCCATAGACACAAAGATAGCTGACTTTCTTAGAACGGCAACAAGCTGGACGTTTCTTGGCGGCTCTGGATTAGCAGCGGTTGGTGATGCTGCATCTTTATTTATGGATCATGAGCTTAAAGCTATTGGCAAGTCAGTGCTTGGCACAATGGATGATATATCTTTAAAGGCATCTAAGAGAGAGCTTAATTTAGCTGGTGAGGCATTGGAGATTGTTCGTGGCATAACTCACTTGCGGTATATGGAAAGCCTTACGAATGATGTGTTTAGCAAGACTATTCCTGACAAACTAAACAATGCTTTTTATATTATGAATGGTTTGGCTCCTGTAACTGTAGCTATTAAAACATTCGATGGTTTGCTTCGTGGTCATACAATTATTGACTCTGCTATTAAGCTAGGCACTGGTAAGGCTAGTAAGTTTGAGAAAGAGTTTTTAGCTAGATATAATATTACTCCAAAACTAGCTAAGCAAATAGCTGACTCTCCTTATGAAAAAAGCCAAGGCGGTTTGTTTTTGCCAAACACAGAAGCTTGGACAGACGAAGCAACAGTTATTGCATTTAGAAATGCTTTGTCTTCTGGTGTTATGAATAGAGTAATTATGGGTACGCCAGCAGACAAACCAATTGTAATGAGCGGTGTTGCTTATATTCCAGAACATTTAGCTAAATTTCTTCCATTTGAAACTACTATTGACCCTAGAGTTAAGGGGTATCGAAGAGCAGAAAGTGGACTGCTTGCTCTGCCGTTTACTTTTTATAGTTACACAATGGGTGCTTTAAGCAAGATTACTGCCAACCATGCCTCTGGTGCAGTTCGCAATCGTTTATCTCATGTGGCTGTCGCTATGGGTCTTGGATATATGATTGTAAATGCTCGCACTCCAAGCTGGGCTTGGAAAGACATGGACATTGAAGACAAAATTATGAGGTCTTTTGACTTCTCAGGTCTTGCCGCAATTTACAGCGATATGGTTTATCGTGGCATAGCAATGGCTAGTGAAATGGGATTGGAAAATAACTTTCCTATTCAACCAAAGTTTCAAGCTCCACCAGATAAGATTGGTGCATTAGTTTCTTTGGGTGGCGCTCCTGCTGATTGGAGCTATGAGGTTCTAAGTTCTATTGGTCAGATGCTTTCTGGGGATGTGCAGGATGGTGCTAAAGGTTTAATTCGTATGACGCCACTTATAGAAACAATGGCGACTGGCGATATAATAAAAGACACAGCAAAAGACCTGACTGGCTTTTTACCTAATAGGCAATGATTTGTACTAGACTATTTGTGCATTGAATCTCTCAGCTTCTTTGTGAGAAAAGAAGTTAGAGAGGTGAGCTATGTCCATAAATGTTGCAAATAATAATCCCCACGTTGTTTACACTGTTGCTGAAGGCGCAACGCAAACAACATTCTCAATTACCTTTGAGTTCTTTGATGACGATGAAGTACAGCTGTATGTAGACGGCATAATAAAAACTCAGGGATCTGGTGATGGTAACTACACTATTACTGGCGGTGAGGGATCTACAGGCACAGCAACATTTAACACAGTATCATCGGGCATACAGCCAGTAACGGGTATAACTGGCGGCAGTCAGGTTGTTATTGCAAGAAACATACCTATTGAGCGGGTAACTGATTTCTCAGCAGGATCAGATATAAACCGAGCAGCTTTAAATACTCAACTCGACACGCTTACAGCCATTGCGGCTGACAACAAAATGCGATCTGTTCGTGCGCTGACCGCACCTATTACAGATCCAACTGATGTTGGCGTAAGTCTTGTTATACCTAAAGCAGCAGACAGAGCTAACGGGTTTCTTAGCTTTGATAGCAATGGTAATGCAGCTATTAATTCTGTTGTTGATTTAAGTTTTCTTACGCTTGAACGACTAGACATTGATAACGTTCGTATTGATGGCAATACTCTTAGCTCTACAACAGGCAACTTAATTTTAGCGCCTACCGCTGATGTTGAAATAAACATTCCTGCATCAAGTAGTTTGTATATGCAGCGTGCTGGAATAACTGCATTAGACTTTGCGTTTACTTCTGTTTCTCAAGAAGTTCGTTTTATTAATACAACCACATCTACAACTTTTTCTTCTATTAAATCTACTCATGTTGGCGGTACGTCATCTGATCTTAGTTTAAATACGGATGGTGGCGCTTTAAACTTAAATCCTTCAAATGGAACTTTAGTTCTTAAAGATAATGATGTTCAACGAGGTTTCTTTGATTTAAATACAGCGCAAAAAATTAAAGTTCGCACTGGAACGGGATCGGGTATTTTAAATACTACATTTGATGGCGCTGATGTTATTATGGAAGGTGACTTACAACTTGGCGCTTCTACAGAAGTTGCTAGTAGTTCGTCGACTATCAAAGCGCCATCTACTTTAACACTTGATCCAGCTAATCATGGAGACAATACTGGAACAGTAATAATTGCTGGCAATCTTCAAGTTGATGGCACAACAACAACTATAAACTCTACCACCCTTACTATTGATGATAAAAACATTGTGCTTGCTAGTGGTGCAACTGATAGTGCAGAAGCTAATGGTGCTGGTATTACTATAGATGGTGCGTCAGCTACAATTCAATACACCCACTCTACTACCAGTTTTGACTTTAATAAACATGTAAATATTACGGGTGAATTGGCTGTATCTGATAGTTTAAATGTTGATAACATTACTATTAATGGGAATACGATTAGCTCAACAGATACTGATGGAAACATTAACCTTCGCTGCAATGGTAGTGGGGTTGTTGATGTTGACAGTGAGTTGTTTGTTTACGGCAATGCTATTAACGGCACATCGGCTTATGTTCAGATTGGTAATAGTGGTACGGGCGGCGATGATGTTCGCATACAAGGGCCAAATCCTAACTTTAGTTTATATGACTCAACTGCTGTTGTTGATGGTGTTGCTGCATATACGGGTGGTGTTAATTTTTATGGGCAGAAAACAAATACAGCATATCACACATACTCGACCATTCGTCCTAGAATTATTAATGGTCTTGACAGTGATACAGCAAAAACGGGTGCCTTACATTTTGGTATAAGCGATGGTGCTAATGCTGCTGCAACAAATATTATTTTTAAAATTGAGCCTGATGGAATTGAGGTAGCTGGCAACATTACGTCTACCAATGATCCATTAAAGATTAGTGCAACAACTGCATCAGCAAGTCCAAATATTATTCTTGAGGGGGATTCTAGTCCTTCTATAGCCATTAGGGGTGATGGCAGTAATACTAATAGATTGTTACTGCGCTATGATGATTCAAATGATTTCTCTTATGTTTCTGCATCAGGAAATCTAAGCATTGAAGCAAGCAATACAGGTCATAGACTTTCACTAACATCTAATGATGGAATGTTTATTACTAATGGCTCTAGTGATATGACCATAACATCTAGCTCTAGTGATATAATATTTAAGACAGGCACGTCTGGCTCAACCACAGAAAGATTTAAGATTACTGGTGCTGGTATTGTTCAGTCATTAGTTGAAACTCAAATTGTTGATGAGACTTTAAAGGTTACAAACGGCAGCACTTACGGCTCTTTGAGTATGGATGAGAATACTGGAAGCGGCAGAGATTACTTTGACATCAAAGCTTTTGGTCATGACGGTTCTTCAACTGAAGGTGGTGCGGTTAGATTGTTTAGTGCTTCTAACCTAGAGTCAATTAGAACTTACTCTACGGGTACAACTGGTTCTGGTTATACTACGTTTAACTTCCCGTATGATTTAACCTACGGCACTGGCGTTTATCATTTAACTGTAGCTTCTGCTAATAGATCGGGCCTTTATCTAAGATCAGACGTAAGTGGTTCTGATGCAGATGGCAAACAGTATGGCGAGTTGAGTGCAAGCTCTAGTGAGTTTAAAATGGTTGGCTGGTTTGGTGCCAACATTGAATTTAAGATCGGTGGAGATGGCGGCGAAGATAAGATTGCTGAGATTAGCTCCACAGGTATTGACGTAACTGGCACTGTCACGGCTGATAAGCTGACTGTGGATAAAGCAAGCGGGTCGTTAATTGACTTGAACGCTACAGCATCAGGTACACCTGGAAATTATATTACATATTCTGATACTGGTGGTGCTACAGCTTATGTTGGTTTCGACAGTGGCACTAACGATAATTTTACTGTTTATAATGCTACAGCCACAGGTGACATTACATTACGCACAAATAGCTTGCAAAGATTAAACATAGATGGTGCAACAGGCGACATCAGCTTCTACGAGGACACAGGCACGACTGCCAAGTTCTTTTGGGATGCGAGTGAGGAGAGCTTGGGGATTGGGACGAGTTCGCCAGCTAGCCGATTGGATATTAGAAATACTGGTGGTACATACGACAAAGGTCTTAGCATACAGACTAATTCTGGTGGAAACATTGGAACGATTTGGACAACACTTTACGATTTAAATCTTGGCATTGCAGGTGCACACATATTCACAAACTATGATGGCTCTTCAGAACGCATGCGCATCGACAGCAGCGGTAATGTTGGAATTGGGGTTGTTCCTGAAGCTTGGAGTTCTTTATACGGCACCAAGGCGCTTCAAGTTGGCGCACAAGCATCTTTATCTGATATAAATGGTGACTTACATTTAAGTAGTAATGCTTACTACGACACCACCAATGCTAGATGGGAATATATCAACGCAGATTACGCAACTAAATACACTCAAACTGATGGTGTTCATCAGTGGCTTACGGCTGTTTCTGGTTCTGCTGATACTGCTATTACTTGGTCACAAAATATGACCCTAGATGCCAGCGGTAATCTGTTGGTGGGTAAGAATAGTGCTAGCGTAACTACAACTGGCGTTGAGGCTCGTGCAAATGGTATTCTTGCAGCTAGTCGTGACGCTGATGTAGCATTGCAAATTAACCGCTCAACAAACGATGGAGTAATGGCACGTTTTAGCAAAGACGGTTCCACGGTGGGGAGTATTGGCTCTACTTCGGGAGTAGTGTCTTATATTATACTTGATCCTAGATCATCAGCAAAAGGTGCAGGGTTATTAGGCTCTTCAATTGATGCAAACACAGGAATACTTCAACCTGTTGATAAAGTGGGCGCTTTAGCAGATGACGCAATAGAATTAGGAACAAATGTAAACAGATTTAAAAACCTCTACCTCTCTGGCGGTGTAGTCTTTGGCAGCACTGGCGGCTCAGTCACAAGCAAAACGCTGGATGACTATGAGGAGGGGACTTGGACGCCTGTTGTCAGTGGGTCGGGAACCGCAGGAACTTATACAACGACAATAACATATGCAAAGTACACAAAAGTTGGAAAAGTAGTTACGGTTTCAGCATATCTTGGGAACATTACGGAAAGTTCGGCTGGAAGTGGTTATGTCCAAATTACAGGACTACCTTTTACAAAAGAGTCTGGCCATTATTTTGCGGGGACAGCTTGGGTAAGTCAGTGGGATTACCCAAGCACAGTAAGGAGTTTTGCTCTTGAGCCTACAACGTATTCTGGCACCTCAACTACATTCTACATACATTTAGGTCACGATAACGCCAGTGCCAGTAATCTGCTGCTTAGTGAAATAGTTTCAGGGTTGTCTGACATCGGTATAACCGCAACATACTTTGCAACGTAACCCCACACCATAGGGGTTGGACAGTCCAACCATCACAGGAGATAAACGATGGCACTAACAGAAGAAACAGTACAAGACAAAATAGAGATCGTAGGTGACTACAAGCATGTGCAAGTACGCACTGCCACAGTCATCAAGCGTGATGGCACAGAGATTAGCCGTAGCTTTTCACGCCATGTAGTTGCACCAGATGCAGACATCTCAGGTGAAAGCGCAGAGGTGCAAGCCATCTGTAATGCAGTTCACACAGACGAAGTAAAAGCAGCCTATGCTGCACATCTAGCCGCACAGGAGACACCATAATCATGGCTATTACTTACACTTGGACAATTCCAACACTTGAACGTCACACTGCTGATGGTGGCGTTTACATTGCTCATTGGCGCTGCACTGGCGTTGATGAAGATGGTAACAGCGCAAGCTCATATGGCACTTGTGGCTTAACCTATGATGCCTCTGCGCCTGACTTTACACCTTATGCAGATATTACTGAGGCTCAAGCTCAGGGCTGGATCTGGGGTCATGTATCGCAAGAGGATACTGAAGCTGCTATTGCTTCTAAGATTGATGCGATAGCTAATCCAACTACTGAGGCAGGAGTGCCTTGGTAATAACTTAAACTAAGATAGGAGATTAAGATGGGCGAGAAACAAACACAAACCATCATGATTGACGAAGTAGAATACAATGTAGATGACTTTACAGA